ATGATTCTTGATGTTTGAGTCAAAGTTCTTATGATTTTTGATGAGATAAATTGTTTGCATCCAGTCATACAACTCACGATAGTTTGCCATATTTTCATCAACTAAAAATGAAACAGAAAGTTGACCAAAGGTTGCTTTTGTATTTGGATGATTCGCATTGACAAATCTGTTTGGCTGAACCTGTGAACCGTCAGTTCCAAAAGGTGGGAGTGTGAGTCTTTGAACAAAATACACAAACTTTGGTAGTTTAAAAATATTAAATCTAAAGAAGTTTGGATACAAATAGTTTACATTATCTGGTTGTCTTCCAATAGCACCCGGAGGATTACCAATCTGAAATCCTTTGGTAAGTCCGGGTAAAATATCATTATCAGTGTCAATGGAACTAAACCCACCCGTAATACTTTTTGTTCCGGGTGATGTATAGTTGTTGATCGTTTTATGTAAATCCATAAACGGATTATTTGGATCAGTCATCAATGTATTTAGGTAAAAGATAAGGGAGCCTTTCGACTCCCCTATCTTGCGTATTCAATTTTTATTCAGAATCAGGATGTAGAGACATCAGTACCGTGAAGGTTCAAGACACGGAAGATTCTAAAGTATTGGTTAGCACGAGCGGCAGCAGAGCCGTGAGGATCGGAACGATCATTCACCGCCGCCTGAAACGAAGGGGTTATTGACAAGACCATAGCGAGTCTTGAAGCCGATCTTCGGTTGGAAGGTTGTTTCCGAAACTGCACGAACCATTTGCAGCGGAACGTATGGGCAGTAGAACATACCAGCATCGTATGGGCTGGAACCTCTGTAGCCAACACAAACGTAGTCGGAACCAGAGACAGAGTAAGGATCAATGTAGACCTTAATCTTGCCATTAAGAGTACCGGCGAATGTGTTTCCTGTGTCATCAACGGTGAGGTTAATGTCAGGTGTTGGGGTCAAGTTCAAGAAGCCAGACATCGAGAGAGCCGAAGCAACGTCGGAGGTGCAGATAATAAAGTTACCTTTACCACGACGAGTTTCCTTAGCAATCACGTTGCATTCACGGTCGATTTGGAACATCAGACCACGGAACTTCTCAGCAGACCAACGACCATCGGAGTCGTTTTCGATATCGTAGATACCGCCAAGACCTTGTTGCGCACCAACACCAGAACCACCCATGAATGGACTGTCAGGAGCGGTGAATTTCAGACCAAACTGTTGACATCCGAGTTTAGCATTGTTGTAAATGGTTCGGATGACTTCGCGGTTGATTTCAGCAAGAATCTCAGAGGAGAGAATGTTTGCCAATTCAACTTCAGCGTCAAGACCGTGAACAGCCTTGAGGTCTTGTGCGAGTTCAGAGGTGTATTCAGCCTTCAACGCACGAGTCTTAGCAACGACAGATTGACGGTCGATGACGAAGCCCATTTCGTTGAACGTGCTGTTTTCAAGAATCGCAGTTGTAACACCGGGATTTGTTGCAAAGGTGCTTTGTGCGCCACCAGCGGTGAAACCACCACCGGAAGTACCAGCACCACCGAGATCACCCAGAGGGTCACCAGTTCCGCCAAAGCCGGGGAAACCAGCACCAGCAGTGGAACCGTCACCACCAGAGGTTCCAGAGAACTTAGTAGCAGCCTCATTGAAGAGTGCTTCTGCACCACCCAGAGGGAAGATATCACTATCGGTGCTTCTTGGGACATACTTGGACTTCATTGCAAAGATCAAACCTGTAGGACCAGACATAGGCTGGACACCACAGATGTCGTATGCAATCAAGTTAGGCATTGAGCGACGAACGAGCGAGATGAGAACGGGATCGAACGCACCAACGCTGGAGAATGCACCATCGGTATTGATGAAGTCACGACCTTGTGCGCCGTTGGGAACGGGAGCAAGGTTCGCTTCTTCACGAAGTGCCTTCTCTTGGTTTTCAAGCAAGATTGCCGTAACATTTCTACGGTAATCATCTTGAATGGGAGCCATTCCTTCGCAATTCAGAACTGGTCCCCACTTATCTTTCAGATTTTCAACAAGCATTTGTTCCATTAGAATCTCCTTCTTGGTTTATGAAACTTTGTTCTTATCGACCGAATTAATTCTGTTCAACATGTTTGTGTATGCAGACATAGAGGGTGACAATTCAACCGATTCATTTAACGCATCTTCTTCGGGGGTGGCATATTCCTCAACGAGAGGGGTTGGCACTTCAGTTTGAGTCTCCTCGTACTGATTAAAGAAGTTTTCTTTAAGTGTGGTAATTTTATCTTGGAATTCCGAAGCGGAGTCGAAGTCAACTTTTTCAGAGAGTTGACGGAATCGTGCCTCTTCGGAAACCGTTAAGTCTTTGGAAGCATCTTGATAGATGGATTCGCATTGTGCTTTGACCAAACCTTTTGACAACTCAACATTCTTTTCAATAGACTCATTGAGTTTGTCCTCAAGGGTTTCAATCTTATCATTAAGATTTTCAACAAGGTCAAGTGATTCTTCCGGCATTGTGACATAGTGAGTTTCAAAAAGTTCTTTCAAACCAACCATGAATGACTCAGTGACAGAGCCACGAATACCAGTATCGATTGCAACTTCATTTTCCTTCATCCACTCTTCAGTGACGTAGGAAAGGTACTCGTCAAGTTTAAGAGCAAGATGCTCTTTTTCTGCTTCAAGTTTTTCTTGGAATTCAGAGTAAAGTTCATCTCTAATTGCATCGACTTGATTTTCGATTGCCGTTTCAAACACTGCTTGGGCAGACATTTTGAAATCATCAGAGAAATCTTCAGAGGAGAATAACTCTTGGAAAGCCTCAATGGATTCCATAGCAGGTTTCTTTTTCTGTCCGGGTGTCATCATCATGCCAGACTCTTCCTCTTCGGATTTAGCCTTTTTAAACTTCATGGTTTGACCGGGAGTTGCGACTTCACTTTCGTCGTAGTATTCTTCCTCATCTTTATACATCTCACCCTCAACTTCGGTTTTGCCACCGGGCTTGACAGGTTTTGCAATTTTGGGTGTAACACCATCGGCAGATTTTGAACCTTCTCCATCGGCAGACATTTCAACGTCTGTGTCATCTCCACCAGAGGCGAGTTTGCTCTTCTTCATTTTCAGCATATCAGCCTCTTGAAGATCCGAGTTTTCGAGAATTTCCTTCGCAGTTTCTAAAGCGTTTTTAAGACTCATTGTTGTCTCCTTAGTCTTTTTTATTTATCTTTCATTATTTTTGAGAGGAAATCCGCGAAAGCATACAACTTTGCTTCCTCAAGATCCGACTTAGACGCACGACGGATATGCTTTTGATGTGCCTCAACGGTTTTCGCAGTAAGAAGACCATTTTCCCACACCCATTCTTTACCTTCCATAATCCCCTGAACAAAAGCATCAGGAGCAGATGGATCGGCTACAATATCAACGGCTGCGAGATTGAAGTCATCTTGAACCTCATTAATGCCATTTTTTTGCTTGAGTGACCCCATGCCTCTAGAGGAAACCCCAATTCGTACACCTTCTTTCACAAGGTCTTTGACGATCTTACCGTAAGGTGTATCAAGAATTTTTGCTTTACCGTAGATGTCGTTACCGTCAACACGAAGTTCTTTAATTAAGTGCGAAACTCTTTCAAGATTCAACTGTGGTCCCTCTGGGTGTCCGAGTTCACCCATCGCACGACCAGTTTTGACATACTCATTATTGTATCGTGTTACCTCATTCATCAATGTTTTCTTTGGGTACACTCGACCATTACGGTTCTTTTGCTCCGCTTGCATGAAGATACCATCAATATGATATTGCTTCTCACCGTTTACTTCTTCGGTGACAAGATTAACATTATCATTGACTTCTGTAATCAGTAACATGGTTTATCCTTATGGTTTGTTCATTGTCGATGCTTTCGGAACATTTCCGTGCTTTCTCTTGTCTTGATTTTTGATAGCCAACTTTTCACGCTTGAGTGCTGCTCGTTCTTGACGACTCATGCGAGGGTTGCCGGAGGCATCAAACATTCCCAAGTGTTGTCGCCTACGTTCAATGTCCTCTTCAACTTCTTCATGCTCTTCTTTCTTCATTGTCGATGCTTTCGGAACATTTCCGTGCTTCCGCTTGTCCTGATTCTTAATCGCCAACTTTTCACGCTTAAGTGCTGCTCGTTCTTGACGACTCATACGAGGGTTACCGGAAGCGTCAAACATTCCCAAGTGTTGTCGCCTACGTTCAATATCCTCGGCAACTTCTTCATCATGTTCTTCTTCACTTTCATTTCGAGGAAGACGTTTTCCAATTCGTCCTAATTTTCTTTTTGCCTTTTTCATGGCATCTCTGTACGCGGAAGTTCCGGGAACTAGGGTTTCATCAATTTCTTCAGATTCCTCTTCTTCCTCATACATCTCTTCTTCTTTTTTACCCTTGAAGTTTTTATCAACATAATTGAAGAACTCTTTTTTATCTTCTTCAGACTTCAGATCACCGGGAGAAGAGATACCAAATTTTTTCATGGCTTTCTTAAAGAAAGTATCATAATCGGTGTCCGCCTCACTAATATTTTGTCCCAATTCAAGGGCAACAATGTCTCTTCTTTCGATGAGGGCATCAGATACTTTTGAATTCATTGTGGACTCAAGCATTTCTTGTGCATCATTCAGTTTTCTATCAGAAATTGAATTGATAATTGCTTGT